CGCCATAGCGAGCATACTCAAGACCGAACAGGGCGTTGAGGCCCGGAAGCAGTTCTTTAAGTAGTTGGGCGCGTGAAATAGCCATTATTTACTCCTTAGACGCCAGCGGCGAGCAGATAGCTGTGGTAACCGAAGTTCCAGCCAACAATCACTTCCGGATAACCAACAAACGAAACAGTTGCGCCAGAGGTGGCGGTCACTGCCGAGCTAACGGTAATCGTGGAGGTGCTGGTGACAACGCCGGTAACAACCAAGGTTGAAAGCGTTGGGAACGGTGCGGTGCTTGCGCCCGAATAAACGGTGCCGCCAATCACAACTGCCATACCGGGCTGGATACCGGTTGTGGAAGCAACGGTGAAGGTGGTTGCATTCGATGGGCTGCTGGTCAGAGTTGTGCCAACTACAACTGCACTTTCCTGAACCAACTGAACAACGCGCAAGCAAGGTGCGGTACCTGAACCTGTACCAACCGTCTGAACGATGTTCCCAGCAACCGAGCTAGACACGGTGGGGTTACCACCAGAGATGCCCATTGCAGAGTTGCCGTTCGTTGTGCTGCCGGAGTTACCAGCAACGAGGAAGGCATTCGTTCCAACGAACCGAGGCGACATGTAGCCAACCGTCGTGCTGGTGTTAGCTTGCGTGTTAGCTGTGCCTTGAGCTTGAGCCAACACACACGCTTTAAACAGCGCGGTGGGGTTGTCCATTACATACGCAATCATTCCGGGCTGGTTGTTGTTAGCCGCGTAATACTGCGCTTGCAAGTTACCAAGAATGGGACTAGTACCGGGGTACTGGGTGCCCAAGAATACACCAACGATATCGCCGGCTGCGGCAGCAGACGAGCTATTAGCGTTGTATGGGGTGATGACCGCGCTACCACCAGACAGACCAACAACGTCGCCGTTGAAGAGGTTTGTCGCGTAGTTTTGCTTGATTGGAATCATCCGAGTCGACCCAGCGAACGGAATACCGCCCATTAGGTTGACCGGCACTAGCCCATATGGGCCATTAACAGTCGGATAAGCCATTTAAAGCTCCTAAAAATTAAATACCTTTACCAAAAGAAACCGTAGAACGCCGTTCGTTAAAAATTGGCATTCTTGGGTCGCTCTGACGCATAAGATTGTTGTCTACTGATTCCGTTTGTTTACGAGACATTTCGTCAAAATATTTTGCGCGTTGCACCATAAACTCTTCAGGAATCTTGCAAAGCAACAGCCCACCAACCTCAATGTTGTCTTTAAATCGACTATTAGGGTCAATAAGCATTTGAAACTGTGGCTGCTCTTCTAGTTTTACTGGCTCCCAACCTTCCCTCAGCTTGGAAGAAACGTTGCGGGGGTCAGCAGCACTATTCAGAGAAACCCTAATCCAACGATAAGCGTACCCTGCCTGTTTGTCCGGTTCCGGCAACAACTCTGGCTGACGCCAAGATGTGGGACGGATTTCAAGGTCGCGGGTTTCGAGATTACGAGGTGTACGGTCAGCCATTTTATGACTCCAGTTTTAAGACTTCCCGAGCGTATTGCTCAGGAGTAATTCCAAGCTTCTTAGCAATGTTGACTTGTGAAGTCTTTAAAGCAATACGCTTAGAGGATGTGCTACGAGTTGCGGGCGCAACAATCGAGCTTTTTGGGGTTGCCTTTGAAAACTTCTCAGGAAACCTCTGTCGCATTGTTTGGTCAATGCGTTTGTAGTATTCGTCAGAAGCCACAACGATACCTTCGTCTTTCAGTGATTCATGCAAGGCTAGCGCCATGCCCGTCATCACCTTATCTTGACCAAACCACGGGTTCTGCTTTTGCCAACGAACTGCGGTTGGGTCAACCTTTGGCCTCTGTTCTTGTATTGGAACATGAAACTCTTCTTCTTGTAAAGGGGGCCTATAGTTTTTAACACGCTCATTGTCATTTGCAAGCCTATTTAATTCCAAATTGGCTTCAAGGATTTTGTCTGTATCACCAGACTCATATGCTTCTTTGTAAGCTTTTTTTGCTTCGTTTAGTTCGCTTTCAATTGCCCTTGAAACGGCTGAATGAGTGACCTTTTCAGTCTCATTTAGGGACGTTTTTAGGCGTTTATTCTCTTCAAATAGGCGTTTTGCAAGTTCTGTAGCCTCTTGATTTTCACGCAAAACACGCTCTTTTTCGCGTCTTTCGTCGTGTGCAAGTCGCTTTAAAGCTACAAGTTTGCCCTTTACCTTGGCTGAATAGTCCTCTAGCTCGTCGTTATAGAGGTCTTCTGCTACCTTTTTAGGCAAAGGCTCGCGGTTTTTGTCCTTTTCAGGGGTGTCGTCTTCAATATCCACCTCGATATCGTCGTCTTCTGGCTCTTTTTGTGCCTCAGATTCGATTTCATCGGGGAATTTAAAGTCTTCTTTTTCAAATTCGGCCATGTTTGTATCCTTATTTGCGTTTTACGCCGCGCGGGTCGTCCACGGTCGCTTCAACTGTGTCGTCGTTAATCAAACGGAAGTCTTTGCCGTGGATTACCAGCCTAGAACCCGCGTTTGGACGTACTAAAACAAAGTCACCTACCTTGCACCAAGGCCCGGAAGGGAACTTTTTAGGGTCTTTGTATGCATCTGGACCCATTGCAACCACAAAAAGCACTGTGGTTAGCATTTCTTCAAAGTGAACAGTTGTAGCGGACTTGATTAGTCCGTTTTCAAACTCCTCTTCAACCTCTGGGACAGCACAAAGAACGTGATACCCGGCTGGTCTGGGGAGTTGTTTGGCTTTATCTTCGGCGCTTTCTGGAACTTCGCCGTTTTCAGTTGCCAATACAAGTTTAGTCATCGGATTCCTCAGCTTTTGAACGTAGGTCTGTTAAGTTTAAACGGGCGATGCGTAGACCTTTAACCACACCAACCATTTCTTTGTACTCTGTAAAGTCGCGCGGCGAGCCATTTGCCAGCGCGTCTTGCAGATGTTCAATTTTGTCGTCTATCTGTTCAATAAGAAGACGTAGGTACTTATCAATCATTGCTGACCTTTACGTAATCTGGCTTGTTCGATTGCCGTTTGTACACCCAATCGCGTCCGCTCTAGGTCGTGGTCATGGGTGTTGCGGGCTTGAGCCTGTTCTGCTTGCGCTTGGATACGCATAGCATCTGTTTGCGCTTGTTGTTGAATTCTTTCCCTTTCAACCTGAAGCTGTTGCCCTTTCATTTGGGCATCAACTTGGTCTTTTGCTGCCTTACGTTGAATCTCTTGCCCTTTAATCTGTAGTTCTGCTTGTTGCATTTGAATAAGCGGGTCTTGAGCTTGCTGTTGCGCTTGTTGCTGCGCGGCTTGAGCTTTGTCCGACTGAAGCAATTGCTGCGATGCAACGGCAATAAGTTTGGAAAGCTCCACTTCCAGTTCTTTTGGAAGCTCTTTGTCAGGCGGTGGCATTGTCACACCCATCTGTTTCTCTAGTTTTGCCCTGTAAGAGAATCCAAGATGTTCTGCAATGTGAGCCTGTAGAGAAGCCATAATCAAGTTGGCTTGCGGGTTTTGGCCTATTGTTTGTGCAACAACCGGGTTTTGCATGAACGCTTGGTGCGCTGCAATATGCGCGTCTTGGTCCTGATAGATAAACGCTTTTAGGGGTTTGCCCTTCATTGCGTTGATGTTTTCAGACATTGGGTCCATTGGTTTTTGGTCGTCTTCCAATGCAACTAGCTTATTAGCATTAGGAATACTTAAAACATCAAGCATTTGCCTGTGTAAAAAGGCTAAGTCATAAAGCTGCGGGGCTTGCTGTGCAAGCTGCATGACTGCTTGGTACTGGACAACCTTTTGAGAAAGGGTTGCGGCGTTGGGGTCTGACACGGGGATAACATCCACCATTGCATAGTCAGACTTCTTAGCTTTTCTATTCCCTTCTGCTGGTTCGTATTCATACTCCTCTGGAGTATAGTCAGCGATGATGTTTTTAAGCAGCCGAAGCTCTTGTTTCATCGAGTAATGGATGCGGGCTTGGACCGCACTCATCACCTTCAGAGTTCGCTCTAGAATAGCTAGGGTTGTGCCTACAGGAGCATTGGCAGACATGTCAGAGGCTTGCAGGTCTGCGGTGTTAGCAAACCTCCTGCCGTCGTCCACAATCTGATTTAAGAGCGTTAGAAGGACTTGGCTTGGTTCCTTGTAAGGAAGCAGCATCAAGTTGTCCTTGATGGCTCCTGAAGGAACATCTACATCTCTAAACTCTGCCGGGGCGATTGGGGTGTCGTCACCCTTGACTCGCATTCCTCTTGTTTTAAAGCCTCCGGGCAGATTAGCAAGAGTTCCGGCGTCAACCAACTGTCTAATGATAGAAGTACCAGACTTGGCGAAAGCCCCAATAAGATGAATAAGACCAAAACAATAAAATCCAAAACCGGGAATGTACCCATAATGAACAAAGTGTTGGCGCTTTTTGTGTGTCTCATCACCTTCTTCCCAGTTCCTGCGAATGGCAAGACATTTGTTGCTGCCCTTCTCAACTGTTACAAGGTATGGCAATGCTAAACCAGTGGGTTCACCGTCTTCATCCGTGTGTTCTAGCCCCGGAATATCAAGGTTTACCTGAATCTCAAGTAGCTTGTATCGGTCGTCTGATGAAGCCCGAAATCCCATCTTTTCGGCAATCTTCTTCTCAACTTCATCTAATGTGTTGTTGGGTTCACCCAAGTCAATATCAGCATAGAACCCCATGACTTGCAGTCTGCGGAGTTCGTTTTCCGTCTTCCTCATCACATGAGTTACACGTGGTGATGTCTCAATGTTAGAAGCGCCATAAGGCACTACAACGTCTTCTGCTGGTACAAAGATAGCTGTTTGCCTGTTTAAACCGGGGTCGAAGTAGACCTTACGGAAGGCGTTGCCGGCGATTCCTAGCCCCCACAGGAGCCTTTCAGTCTCCGGGCGGTACTCAGTCATTTCGTCCGTTAACCGATAGTTCATATCGGCTTCTACCCGCGCGGCAGCTTCTTTCTTCTGCGGAGTTTCTTTGCCTATGATTTCAGTCTTTACAGGACCGGAGGCAGGGAAAATCTCCATGATGGTTTCAGCTTGAAACTTAACCACCGACTCAGATAGAAGAGGATGGTATACACCACAGGCACCGGGCCACGGGTCCATACGCTCTTCAATCTTCAATCCTAAAAGCTCTAGCCCATCAACATAAGCTTTAATCCAGTCTTTACGGGAAGAGATGTCATCGTCAAAGTCAGAGATGATGTCAGAGACAAGCTCTTCTACAACACTGGGGTCAAGGTGCTCAACAAGGTTTTCATCAAAACCTATTGGCTCTTCAGGAGGCTCTTGGGTTGACCCAAGTTCTTCATCCAAATCCACCTCAATGTCTTCGCCGTCATCCGAAAGACCTTCAGGTGCCGAGTAGAGAGCTTTATCGATAGTCATTAGTAGTACGCCACTTTACGTTTAAACACTTGCTCTTCTTCTTTCATGTCGGATTCCAACCTAATGAATCCTCCCTGCCTGAACCTAAGAAGAGCTTGGCTGGTGGAGTCCACTAGGTCGTCGTGGTCCCCATTGGGAAAAGATGCAACCTCTTCAACGAGTTCCTCTGCCCATCTTGTTTCTGGTGCCCAGACTAGGCCAGAGGCAAACACATCCGATATCGCGTTTACACGGGCAATCTTATCATTGCCTCTTGAAGGGGTGTATTCCGATAAAGGAATACCTAGTTGCCTTAGCTCATAGATTAGAGGAGCGCCAGCGGCTTTCTTTTCAATAATCAATGAATCTGGCTCCCATTCTTTGTACATCTCCAATGCTTTCTTTTTTAAAGCTGGAAACTCCATGCGCTCTTTAAACGCATCTAAAAGAATGATGTTGGCTATCTCATCCCCATTCTCATTAGGATGATAGAACACGCCCCATGTTGTACAGGCCGAATAGTCTGCCCTTGAAGATTTCTCAAAGGCTGTATCCCATGACTGAATCAAGTACTCACAAGAAGGTGGCGTTTCTTTTTCCCAGACTCTCCACATCTCTCTTTTAATGATTGCCCCTTCTTCAGAGGTTGGATTTTGCTGATACTGCGCTTCCCACTTACTTACCGGCAACTCATTTTTGATTGCCTCTAGTTCCTTCTGGCTCCAGAACTCAGGCCACAGCGGATTCCCAGACGGCATCAACGCAGGAAGCTCTATAACCTCCCATTCATCTGCATCCCGTTTGATTGCGTTGTTTACAATCTGACCAGTTAAATCTCTCTTAGACCATCTGGTCATCACAACTACAATAGCGCCGCCCGGCTGCAAACGCTGCCTAGGACCGGCGTTGTACCATTCAAAGACTCTGTCGTAAACCGCAGGATTTCCAAGCATTGCTTCCTGCTCTGAGTGCGGGTCGTCAATGATTAGAACGTCAGCACCCTTACCTGTAACCGCTCCTCCTACCCCGATAGCGAAATAATCGCCTCCTTTGTTGGTATTCCATCGTCCTGCTGCCTTGGAATCTGTGGAAAGCTTTGTAGGAAAGATTGCCTGATACTCCGGCGTATTTACAACGTTCCTAACCTTTCGCCCGAATCCAACTGCTAGTTCAGCAGTATGCGCGGTTTGAATAATCTTCTTTTCTGGGAACTTGCCTAGAAACCAAGCAGGGAAAAGAAAAGAGGCAAACTCACTCTTAGTGTGACGAGGCGGCATATTGATGATTAGCCTTTTTAAGTCGCCGGAAGCAACTCTCTCAAAAGCATCAGCCATGATTTGATGGTGCCTACCAGATATAAAGACAGGCCACATCTCTCTTACAAAGGGTAAGAAATTTTCTTTACAACGCTCAACCTTATCTGCCTTTAAAAGTTGAGCAATCTTTGTAATGTTGGGATGCCCCTCTGGAAGGGCATCCAGAAGCTTACGGTAGTCTTTTACTTCCTGACGGGTAAGTAAACTCATAGCGCCAGTATCTTCCTAATGCCCTTGTCAGCCACTTTCACACTTCTAAACTTATGAGGCTGAACCCTTAGATAACCTTCTTGCCTAAGCTTATGCACGATTCTATGCACATTAGACCTACTCTTTAACTTCATGCCCTGTGCAATGTTGTTATACGAAGGCGGATAACCCTTTAACTTAATGTATGCATGAATGAACTCAAGCACTAACGTTTGCCTAGGGGTGAGACCTTCTTGCTTTTGAAACATATACCCCCCCGGTAGAAATGCGAACGTTCGTATGGGGGGTGATTCTATACGGAAGTTTAAACAACGCAAGTGCATAAATTGCAATAGGGGGGTAGTGTGTTCGTGCGGGAGGAGATAGTGTGTATTGAGGGAATGGTGATGGGATGTGTGGAATCGAGTGTATGGGTGGACGATGGACGTACCCCCGATACGCGGGGGTGGGGTACCGGTGGGGTGTCGTACCGCCAATCAGAACCATCCTCGGGGCTAGCACGTTCTCCGCACCAGAACTATCCTCTGCGCTTGCATCATGCTCTGCGCTAGCACTGTCATCTAGACTAGGACTATCGTTTCACGTGGAACGATTACCAGATAGCTATGCGACCGACTTCAGCTTGAATGCTTTCAGGTGAGAATCAAGCTCACGCTTCAACTGTTCAGGGTCGACCTGCTCGACCTTCGCCTCAGACTTGTCGACGAACATCCCGATAGCTTTGCCCATCAGTTCTAGTGCCTTTAAACGGTCACCAGTGCGCACGTTGGCGTCGGATGCATGGGCATGTAATTGCTCTAGAACGTGGCGTCTAGTGGCGATTGCGTCATCAATTACGTTCTGTTTTATCGACTCCCAGATGGGCTCCATGAGTCCTGATATCCGAGAATCTCGCATCAGCTTGTTCGCACTAGCTATCACTGTCGCCTCGCTTGTATCCGTGCGGATTGCATAAGCTTTGCGATATGCGTCTCTTGGACTATTACCCTGAGCAACAAGGGACGCAAACTGACGCATCTTTGGTGTAATCCTAGGTGCCTCTGTCTTCACCCCTATAGGTTTCCCGTCTATTCGTTTTCTTTCTTTAGTGCCCTCTATCATCTCTAGCACCTCGCTACGGATGCCGGGGCCTTCAACGTTCGTGCTTGTTGCGGTCGCCTCAATCACGCTATCGCCCTGACCGTCTTCGTCAGCATCACCGTCCCAATCATCCCTGCTCATAGCCCAACCCCTCGTTCATTACTTGGTACGAACCCGTACCGTTTAAACCTGTTCGCATTCTACCCCTGTGGATAACCTGTGAATAGCCTGTGGACAATTTCTAATAACGTTATCCACAGCTTATCCACACTGTACGGATATACAGTTCTCTCGATGCTCTACAACCCGCATGGTTGAGCCAAAACCCTCCAGAATCGACGAACGCGATAGCACCAATGCATCGGTATGCACTAGCGTTTAAATCGCTCTGAGGCCGTTCTAGACCCGATTTCGGGGCATATGGCTATCCATACAGTTGTGGATAACTCACCCAGAACGATGGCATCCATTTTTTGGAGTTCATCTAAAAAGAAATCACGCGCCCGTCACGCATACGCGCGCACATACACGCGCACGCACGTGAGGCGTTGTCCCCCTGCGACAACTTGTCATCACTGGTGCTTGCACTTGTTTAAACAGTAGTGCTAATATGCAGTCTCTCGGTTGTTGATGACCGAGACGGGCAAAGGCTAGTAGGCACTGCTCCCCGGATGGGGACCAAGCAACCGAACGAGATGAGACGCCCGACCGCTTTGACCCACTCAGTGACAGGAGTGGCGAGTGCCGAGTCCCCCGCGAGGGGCACGCCAGCCGGGGCATCAACTCCCATGCGACTAGCGCCCACCTACTTACATAGGGCGCTGACTGCAACGGCTGAGAGAGATTTCATCTGACTGACCCTTGCTTCAGGGGTCAGCAGGATGCAATCACTAACTGGAGAACGATATGAACACGATGAGCACTTACACCAGCAAGTATGGAATGACGCAGATATCTATTCGGTCTGATGACACTGACCGCGTGGCACTGCTAACGCGGTTTGAAGGACAGAGAACATGGTCGGTCATGGGCGGGTACGCCGCTAACTTGAAGATGACAGTCACCTGTTATGACGGGCTGAAAACGAAGTTTCTTAAATCAACCGCGATTGAACTAGCCAACCGTTGGGTCGACTACGGCGACTGCTACTTATAAGGAGATGAGCATGATTGATTACGACAAGCAATTCGCAAACGATTCGGGCAGTTTCTACGTGCCCGACACCCGCCAGCATTTCACCTTCATCCCGACGAGTGGACGCGCTGGCGATGAATGCCCTTGGGCAATCAAGCACAACTTGATTCACTTCATCCCAACGTACTCCGGGGGGATGTGGGCGATTGTCCGCAAAACGGTCGCCTATGTTGCGGTCGACGAGGATGAGTATGGCAACCCCGTACTAGAACGCTGGCGCATCACCAAGCGCAAAGTCGACTGAGTCCTGCCAGCCTCATGCATCGCGAGCGGTGCATGGGGATGACGATTCACCACTGGAGATGACAATGATTATTCACTTGTACGAACGGACTTCGTTTCACTATCGCGATGCCTACCGTGACCTCGACTCTGAGGAGTACGTAGGCGAGGTCAAGCTTCTTGGGGGTCGCGTTACCCGTGAGTCGCGCGACTTTGATGATGGCGGCGTTCGCACCCATCGCGTTGTTGCGCCGAGTCCGCTGGCGGGACGCGACCTAACCCGCGCAATCAACACCCACTTCACGCATAGCGGATGCACTCACGATTGGGATTGTTGCGGGTGCGCCAGCACCTACGCGACCACTAAGCGCGTGTCGAAGCGCGAGTATGTGGTGAGCATTTCAACTAACTACAACTACTGAGGTGAACAACATGGAAATACAAGCAATGGTAAAGCTGATGACGGCGGCGTTCGCGGACCAGATTTACACCCTGTTTAAAGAGGGTCGCATTCAGGATGCGCGGGAGCTACGCCAGCAAGGCATCTGGCGGCTGATGGTTGTTGACCTTTCGATGAGCGAAGCCACTGCCTCTCGCCTCTTGTCGGATGCGGTACGAACACTAATGGAGGCTTGAATGATTAGAGATGCACTGAGGGCCGCGCTTGCGGTCTTGACCGTGGTTCTTTTCGGGTACCTGCTTGGGCTGGTACTCATCTCATGGGGTGCCGGATGCGGCGAGCACTGGACCGATTCAAACGGCACCGTTCACATTGAGCGTTGCACTTCAATCTATATCGATGCAAGGGGAACGAAATGACACGCGAAGAATGGTTGATTGCGCTGACCGGGGAGTTGCGCCCCCTGTTCACTCAGGCGGGGTTTCCCCTGCCCGACAAAATCAGGGTCACCTGCGGGTTGCCGTCGTCGAAAGCGCGCAGTTTAAACAAGGCGATAGGTGAGCATTGGGCACCTGCCGCCAGTGCCGATGGGCACAACGAGATTTTCATCTCGCCTGTTGTTGCCGAGCCGATGGAGGTTGCCGCGATTCTGGTGCATGAGCTATGCCATGCCGCGACCCCCGGCGCAGGTCATAAGGGGGCGTTCGTTGCCGCCGCGCGCGCCTTGTGGCTGGAAGGTAAGGCCACTGCTACGGTTGGCGGTCAAGCATTCCGCGACAACGTTGGTGCCCTCGTTGAGGGTTGCGGTCCGTACCCTCACGCGGCGCTGAACGTTGGGTTGGTCCGCAAGGTCCAATCAACCCGCCTCATCAAAGCATGGTGCCCTGCTTGCGGGTACACGGTTCGCCTCACTGAGAAGTGGGCATCGACTGGACTGCCTGAGTGCCCCAATGACGGCACCACGTTTACACGCTGAAAAGACACTAGCCCCTCGCTGAGGGGCATAACTACTGGAGTAATGACATGCTTACCATCGAACAAAACCTCGCACGCATCCCACTGTCGAAGCTGAATGCGGCAATCATTCAGTGCGGCGGGATACCAACGGCACACAAGGCGGACGCAATCGTCTATCTGGCGGATTGCATCGCGCGTAGTCAGATTAGCCTGACAACAATCGAAGCCGGTGTTGTTGCGGTTGCTACCCCCTCGGTGGACGTTAGCGCGGTCCTCAAGACCGTTCAGGACCTGCATAGCACCACCGCCGCCCTAGCGGCTACCGTGACCCGTCAGGAGGCTGAGGTCGAACGCAAAATCGCTGAGGTTCGCGCTTCAGTTCCTAAAGTCGACGCTGGCGCGGTTACCGGTGAGGTTTCCCGCGCCGTGTCTGAGGCGTTCGCCGCGTTTAAATCGGTCACTGCCCCCGCAGTGGTGCGTCAGGTTGCCGATAGCATCCTGCCCGTGCGAACCGCTAAGTTTGCCCGTGACCTTTTCCCGATAACCGCCTACGGCGCAGTGCAAGGCGGTGTTGGCGCGTTCGTTGATTTCGGCGATATGCAAGTCGAGTTCTGGGGTGACGCTGATGCCCCGGCAGTGCTGGACGATTACGTCTTCGATGCGGAGAACCTGCATCAGGCTCTCATCGCACTGTCGAACCCACTTCCACACAATTGCTGGCTAGCCGGTGAGCGTGGCACTGGCAAGACCGAGTTCGTTAAGCAGTTGGCCGCGCGGTTGGGACGGCGGTTGTTCCGTATCAACTTCGACGAGAGTGCCGAGCGTGCCGAGTTCATCGGCGGCAATACCATCATCGATGGCACCGTAGTGTGGACGCCGGGGGCAATCGTCAAGGCAATCACCTACCCCGGTGCGATTGTCCTGCTCGATGAGATTGGGTTTGCACGGGCGCAGTCAATCGCGACCTTGCATGCGCTATGTGAGCGTACTCGTGACCGTGCGATTGTGATTTCGGAAACGGGCGAGCGTATCCCGGTCGCGCCGCATGTTGTGTTTTTTGTGGCCGATAACAGTAACGGTCACGGCGACAACGGCAATTTCGCCGGGGTGCGCCAGCAAAGCACGGCATTCATCGATAGGTTCTCGTTCACGCTGGAGTTTCAATACCTGCCAGCCGCTGACGAGGCCGCGCTGATTGCCTCACGTTCAGGCATGACCGATACCGCCGCGCGCATGCTCGTTGACCTAGTCAATGTGGCGCGTGAGAAGGCGCGGATGGGTTTACTGGTACAGGCACCAAGCTTGCGCCAGTTGTTCGCATGGGCTGATGCAACGCAAGCAGGGTTGCCGGTTGCCACGGGGTTCAAGAACGCAGTCATCAACAAGTTTCCCGCTGAGACGGCGGTGGAATTACTTGGCATCTACACCGCGACCATCAATGAGGCCGCGTTTAAACAAGCACTGGAGGGTTAATCATGTTGGGTTCAGATTTCAAACGCGGGGTCGCGACCACGCTGGAGCGTGTCTTCAATGCGTCCGACTGGACGTTCAGCGAACTGACGATTCAGTGGTGCGGCAAGGGCGCATCGATTTCTTTCAGCGAAATTGGTCCGCGCGTGTTGTTGGCGCGGTTCATGTTCCCTAACGTGGATGACAACGCGGTCATCCCCAAAAAGACCCTGCCTAAATTTATCGGCATGGCACTGCATGAGTTGGGTCATGCGTGGTTCACCGATAACACGCCTTGGGATAAGCACCGCGACAACCCAACCTTGTGCCGTCTCATCAACGGTCTTGAGGACCCGCGCATTGAGCGCATGGTCATCGAGTCGGGCATCGCGGCCAATGCGGCACCCTTGTTTGAGAACCTCATCAACGAGATGATGGGAGGCACCTACTGCAAACCGAATGATTTCAACAACATCGCGTTTCAGTTGGCGGTCGAGGGTCGACGCATGAACGGGTATCGCATCGCGGTGCCCCCGGTATACACCAAGTCGCGCTATCGGGTTGCTATTCAATGGGCGCTTGATGAGGCGCACAAGGCGCAGTCCACCGCTGAGATTGTGAAGATTGCCGTGGAGTTGTTGCGACGTTTAAACGAACTCAAGACTCAGAGCAATGCGCCCTCTCCGGGCGATGCGCCTCCTCCGGGTTCACCTGATGCCCCTACTGACGGTCCCGGCGAGGGCCCCGGTGATGCCCCCGGTGATACCCCCTCAGACACCCCCTCAGACGGCCCCGGTGAGGGCGAAATTGAGGGTGAAGGGGAAGGTGAGGGTGATGAACCCGCTAACGGTCCTGCGGGTAAAGGTACGGGGGGTGAGCGCCCCATCGAGCCTGACCTTGCAGATGAACTGAAAGACCACGCATGCACGGCTGACGAGTACACGCCGCGTCCAACATGGCGCACGCCAACCATCTATCAATTCAATTGGGAGTGACAATGAGCAAGCACAAGTACGAAAGGGTTTATTCGGGCATCCTGCGCTCGCCTATCCACGGCATCGCCGCTACACGGGCGAAGTTGTTGAACGTCCTACGGTCGATGGACTTCGTTGGATGGTCGACGCATGAGGAGTCGGGTCGACTGGACCGTCGCGCGTTCACGCGGTACGCCACGGGTCAGGCCAATATCTTCTCGCGCCGGGAGATGACCGAGGCCGATACCGCCGCCGTGTCGGTGCTAGTCGACTGCTCGTCATCGATGCGCGGTGCTGAGATTCGCACTGCTCAGGCAATCGCGATTCAACTGTCGGCAATCCTCGCGAAGTCAAACGCGGCGTTTGAGGTGACCGGTTTTCACGGGGGGTCATACGACAACGGCGTCAGTACAACTGAGATTGTCGAGTTCATCCCGTTTAAACAGTGGAACGAATCACTCCACCGGGCGACCGCCAAGCTTGGGAAGATGGACGAGATGGCGTCGGGCGGGACGCCTGATTACTCCGCGATTTATATCAAGCTTGAAGAGTTGTCGCGGCGCACTGAGTCGCGCAAGGTTTTCTTCTTGTTGACTGATGCGGAGTGCTACAACTCCCGCCATATCAAGTTCTTGCAGGAGTTTGCCGACAAGCGCGGTATCAGGATTGCCGCGATTGGTATCGGTGACACTCAGGTTGGCGAGTGTTTCCGTAACGCCGAGAATGTAAAGTCGGTCGGGGATATCGCGACTAAATCATTCGGCAATCTTCTCAAGACGATTGCTTAACACCGGGGGGCTCGCCCCCCACTGGAGGCTATATGAACGACGAGACAATTGACTTAGCCAATAAGATTGGCGAGGTTTTAAATGGGCATGAATTGGACCATGTAATACCCGCATTAACTATGGCGTTAAGTCATGCATTTCAAATGAGCAACATCCCAATTGATTCAATGATGGGGTTTTTAGAAAGCGCAATGAAAGTTTGCGACAACGATTCAACAACGAGGCATTAATCATGAACTATGAATTTTGGATTAACGCTAACGGCAATCTTATTTTATGGGAAAACCTAACACTAAAAGAGGCTGAAACATTAGAACAATTGACAGTTAAATTAAATCACAAATGCTGGAAGTCCAGTGGTTGGGACAAAATCATGAAACCGATACCTTATGAACGAGTTAAATGGAGTATTGACAATGATTAATGCGTATTTGGAAAATGGTTTATGGCATGCTTTTTATACCAATATAAACAATGAACGTTTAGGACCTGAGATTATTAATCAAGACCGCGACAAGGCAATCTTTCTATTAGGCAAACGCATGGGTGAGAAACCCCAAGAGTTCTCCCGACCAATGGGCGAATTGATTTGACACTAGCCCCCTTGCCTAGCGGCTTGGGGGCTTTTTTTTTGCCTCAAACAAAATCGTCGGACTGGTCCTCGAAATAACTTCCGGTTGCCTTGTCATACGCCAGCGTTGTTTCCCCCTGCTGGCCTATCCACCGATACCGACACTTCCACACTGCTATCTCGACATTCGGCTTCGCGCGGTGAACGGTGATGCCGCAATCAGCTTTAGCCCACCACGCCATAGAACCACTGATTGCCATGCCGTCAGGACGCGGTAAATCCATCCCAGAGCGCGTTATTTTGCTTGGATGGGCTACGAACCATACGTGGACCCCAAACGCCTTAGCGAAGGCTTGTACGCGGGTTAGCATGCCCGATATAAACTCAGTCTCCTGTACGTTTCCCTTGTTGTCGATGTAGTTGTAGGGGTCGATGACCATCCCCCTGATGCCGATACGGGCGACCGCTACCCTAGCCCTTTCCAGTATCGAGTCGATGGTCGATGGCTCTGCCCCTTCAGAGTCTAGGAATAAGAAATGGTCTTTAACCCATTTAAACGCATCATCCTTCTCTTGCTGGCTCATGCGGTGAGCGCCCTCGAAAAACCGCTTCTGAGCGTATAGCTCCATGAGTCTTGAGATATGGATTTCGGGCGCGTTCTCGAAACTGCAAATGGCAAACTTCCAGTCATGCGCTCTCGCAAGGTTGACCTTCAATTGGTCAACGAAGTTACTCTTGCCTGATGATGGGTTTCCGGTGTCTACCGTTAGCGGGCCCTGCGCCACGGTGTAAATCTGGTCGACGTTGG